ATTGAGACCTGTCCAGACAGGGTGATTGCTTCTGCATTAGCGAGACGGTAATAGCGGAAGTGCTCATTCCCAATAGCACCATAAGCACTGTTGAGAGAGATCTTCTTCGCCATCTGGATGTTGTTGTATCGGGCGATTTCTTTTGTGAGTTCAATAGTTGGTGTCTTCTCGTACTGTTTCTTCGCTTCAATCATCTTCTTCTTGAAGATGACACGACTGTCATACATTTTCTTCATCATCTGAGGAAGAAACCCATCCTTATCTTTACGGTACTGTGCTCCATTGGCACATACAGCAAACTCTCCGTCAATCTCTACTTGCTTCTCAAGTATCTTATCAACGGTGACCGATGAATGTCTGGCATCATGTAGCGTCTCTGGGGAGATATTGTACTGCATAATAAGGTGAGGATACAGGCTATTAAGGTCAAAACTAACAACCCAATCATAGAATCCTGGTTTCGGTTCCTTGACATATGCGCCCGCATACTTAGCATCTTTGGTTGCTTCTTTCTTAGGAGGAATTGCAATCTTCCTCTTTAGAAGTTCCACATAGATGTAGTTATCCCACATACGAACCTGACTAAACACATCTTCATAATTCACCTTAGCATCATATGCCATAGTGAATGCTAGTTCAATCAGTTTCATCTTGTCATCTAGTCTATCAACCAGACGAACGTCATGAATGTTGTACTCAATAAACTTCTGCCAATCGTTCTCGTAAAACTCTTTGAACGTATCGTACTCAGAGTGATCTAACTTTTTTTGTCCGAGTTCAACGAAGGCGATGTGATCCAATCGGTAAGATTCCTGATTGGTGTAAGTAAATTTCCTGTAAAGGTCAAAATAATCCAGAGTAGAAATTCCTGGAAGATCATAAGCGATCTGTTTTCTTCCTTTAATGACAATCTCGCGAGAAGAAATAAGCTTCCAAGGGCTAAGAGTCTTAGTAAACTTCTCACCAAGGATCCTATCAATACGCCTAGCAATATAGGGAATATCAAACAACTGAACATTCCAACCTGTAACAACATCGGGACAGTTTTCATTCCAATACTGAAGGAATGCCATTAGCATGGTCTCCTCAGAACGGAAATGCATGTAATCAACCATAGAATCTTTGTTGTCAAATGGACGAGCTCCAAAGACAACAATGCGACCAGTATATGAGTCTTTAATACTGATCGCTAGAATTTCCTGGTCTGCAGTTTCAATGTTGGGGAATCCGTTTTCTGCTGCAGTCTCAATGTCAATAGTGAATACACGAATCTTAGAAACGTCGTAACGAATCTCTTCTTCGGGGTGCTCTTGAGCAATGTATTGATACAGATACCTGCTGTTTCCGTAGATAGGAAACTCCTCAACTTCTTTATACTTTTTGATGAACTCCTTCGCTTCATTAATAGAACCCAGGTTAATAGGTTCTACGCAGTCACCTTCTAGTGTCCTCCACTCAGAATAATTCTTTGTAGGGACATACAGGGTGGGACTAAATGGCACCCTGTATGAAAAAGGTTGACCACCTTCATAACCACGGACCAGCAGACGGTTGCCTGCTTGTTCAACATTAGTATAAAACTTCATTCAGTAAGCAGTGCGGGTTTACCGCCATAGTAAAGAGTAATGAAATCACTACTCGGGTCAACAAACGTAATTATATCAGAAGATCTGACAACTGCCTCCTTTTTAGTGGCGAAGGGGAGCCAGTCTTTCAACTGGTCCCCATCAATCAACTTAGGTTCAACCAAGATACAGTCAGGATCTCCGAAGGTTACACCTTCAATTTCTTCAACTTGCGCTACTAGCCACTGGTCCTTCAGTAACAGCACTTTCAGTAGGTTCTCCAATGATATTATCTCCATTATTAGGTAGGAAGGAGCAGTCAACGCCTGCTTCTTTCAGTTTGCTTACATAGTTATCAAGAATTTCTTGAGAGGGTGGCATTGCAGTAATAACTGACTGGGGAGACACCCGATGATCTTCGTAAGGTGTGAAGGGATTCCACCTACGATAGGTTACATTAAAAGAATCTGGGTTTGCAGGGTCTTGAGAGAGTGTCAGGGACAGTGGATAAAGCATTTGATATGCAATGAACTTTTCCTCTTCACGTACCTGAGTAAAATTACAAATTACGTGCTCGCCTGTCATCAAATGAATAATGCGAACGTTGTGATCAATTGTAGTAGACATAGCTTAAAACGTTTTTAACAGTATAACAAGTAAAAAGGGGACCGTCAAGTCCCCCGTGATATTTAGAACCATTTTTTTCTCTTCTGGTGCTCGGGAAGTTCTTTCCTGAGCACAATGGTCAAGAGACCATCAACATATGATACATCTTCTATCTCTACATCATCTGACATCTGCCAGTTTCGTGAAAACGTTTTATATGAGATGCCTTTATGTGTATAATCTCTCTCCTTTTCTTCTGGACTCTTGCGAGCAGAAACAGTCAGAACATTCCGTTCTGTCTCAACCTCAATATCTCCTGCTGAAAATCCAGCAAGAGCGATTTCCAAACTGGTTCTACCATCAGGTCCATTAACGATGTTGTAAGGAGGGTAATTCTTTCCACCTCCTGCGAGAGCTTCAAGTCTGCTGAATGTTTCATTGAATCCGATTGAATATGGGGTATAGGTTTCCCATTGAAAGTCTACCATGATTGTGTCCTCGTAAGCAACAGTAATTGTATGACCCTTACGGCATCATACTTGGCGTAAAAGGGGGACCGTAGCCCCACACCTCTTACAGTACTAATTATAAGTCCGAGAACCTCTTTGCCAACAGAATAATATTCTGGTTTTCCGAATCTTTTATACGGTTTTCATTAATATAATCCATAGTGTGTTGGGTAAACATATCAAATGCTACGGAAAACCGTAACTCACCTGTAGTATTTGGATCTACTTTATGTTCTAACCATGAAGGAAACAGTGTTAGTGACCCTTTTTTATTTTGAGATTTCCACCAACCAAAATACAGACTAAGACTTGGAAACCAATAGTCAGTAGTAGTATCTAAATCTGACAGTGATAGATTACCACTTAAGAAAGTATTCTCATGAAAAGAATGAGAATGAAATTCTATCTCCTGGTGTTCTTCTAACACTACTGCCCAACCACGAATCCATAATTTATCTTTTGGCAGGGGTTCTTGATTCATCCCCCTAATAAAAGTCGTGTAAGAATTATATACTTGGTCAGCAAGTATTTTTATTTCTTCATTTCCCCAGTCAAAAATATTATAATTAGACCACTGTCTCTGATATGTTTTTCCTGTACTGTCTATCTTCTGCAATTCAAATCCAGCTTCTCTTTTCTCTATAACCCTTACAAGGTTATCGGAAAGTTCTTCTGAGTATTTGTCAGTATAAATTGGTATGTCAAATTGAGGGGCAAACATAGTGTTGCCCTTCCAACTTTTCCATCTATTTAAGTTTTTATTTGACGAAGGTATTTTAGATGGATGTGTATCTAATAAATTCATTCTTCAGCAGTCTTCTTTCTGCCAATATTATACTTAGATTCTAAAGTCCACTCTTCCTTATCACGGAAAGCAAGAACTTTGATTTGATTTAATGGTGCTAAATCTTGAATTTTTTCAGGAACAACAATAGAAATCAATCCCCAATCAGATAACAACTGAGCGATTCTATTTCTTCTCTGTAAATCATTCAAAGAAAAATTTGTATTCTTTCCATCAAGAGCAAACAACTCTTTAAAATGAACAATATAATACTTACCTTGTTTATGCAGGATGTGACAAGACTGGTAAATCTTTCTTTCTTTACGTGATGCTACACCAATTCTTGTTAGTGTTTCTCTCACTTTTAGAAAGTCATCGGGTTCACTAAGAACCACCTCTACCATGTCCGCCTGTTTCCACTGGACCTCAGTCTCACCGCTCATGTTTACCACCTTTGCTCAATGCCTTTTTAATATGATCTAACTGATCCTTGGTGAGAATCCTGAGAGCTTGGAGTGCTTTATCGTCATTATAACCATAATACTCTTTGACTAACTCAAGATAATCAATAGAATCTTTACGTGCCCATGGAGAGAAACGTTTCCTGGGCTTCACACTATTTATAAAAAAGTCATATTGCATCTTCTTTGGTAGACTTGGGTTCTTATTCATCTCATTGGCATAAAGAACCGTGTCAGTGAAAGAACTGAGGCACCTGTTAATAATGTAAGGAGGATACCCTCGCTCAGCATCAATATCATCATTGAGAATATTCTTTTTAGATTGATTGATTGAGTAAAGGTAATCCTTCAGTTGGTATGACATTAAAATTTAGCAGTAACTCCGACGATTTTTGCATTAGGGTTGCGAGCGAGAGCAACCTGACGTGCTTCTTGATAGTCGCGAGCATATACCTCTTCCTTGAAGACGGTGCCTGCGACGTAGAGGGTGACTTCACACTTCATAATTCATTAGCACCAGTTCGTGCCGCTTTGCTTGATCTGTATTATAGGACCCTACAGAGCGCATGGTATAAGTGTGTGCAAATTCTGCAACTGTCCACCCCTGAAAACGATCTCTGATCAGTTGCGACGAATTGTAAGATATAAGTTGAGGACCGACAAAACGGTCACAAATAGTAGCAAACCCATCATGGTCAAATCCTTTGTGCATGTTTCCACGCTTACCATATAGATTTG